TACGATCAGAGAAAATCGAGCGGGTGACGCTGGCTACCCGTAAGCTTCGTGAGAAGCTGGAAGCCAAGGCCTATGAAGGCAACCTGATCGATTTCGTCCGGTACGTCTGGCCTATCGTAGAGCCAGCCATCCCTTTCATCGAGGGCTGGGCGCTGTCTGCCATTGCCGACCATCTTATGGCGGTGACTAGGGGGGAAATAAGGCGGCTGCTGATCAATGTGCCTCCCGGCTTCTCAAAAAGCCTGTTGACGGACGTGTTCTGGCCCGCGTGGGAGTGGGGACCGCAGAACCACCCTTCCTACCGGTATGTCTGTGCCTCCTACTCCAACCATCTGACCGAGCGCGACAACATGCGATGCCGGAACGTGGTCATGAACGAACGCTATCAGCGGCTATGGGGAGGCAGGTTCAGGATATCCAACGAGCAGTTTACCAAGGTGAAGTTCGCCAACGACCAGACTGGATGGAAGCTGGCGACCTCCACGGGTGGTATCGGCGTCGGTGAACGCGGCGACCGATTCATTATTGACGACGCCAATAACACGATGCTGATGGAATCGGAGGCAGTTCGTTATACCACCAATATGTGGTTCACTGAAGTCGTTCCCGACCGGCTTAATAACCCGAAGGAGAGCGCAATTGTCGTTATCCAGCAAAGACTCCACGAAGAAGACGTGTCCGGCGTGGCTCTGGATCGTGAGTTGGGTTACACTCACCTGTGCATTCCTATGGAGTTTGTCCCTCATGGGTTTGTGAACGGGTACGATATCGAGGGCAAAATCCGCACCTTCGACACTTGGGACACCGATCCTGAGGCAGAGCAGCCGGTAAAGCTGTTCTGGAAGGACCCCCGCACCGAGCCTGACGAGCCAGCTTGGCCGGAACGGTTTGGCCCCGACCAGATCGAGGAACTGAAGAAAGCCAAAGGCCCCTATGCGTGGGCCGGGCAGTACCAGCAGACGCCTGAAGTCCGTGGCGGCTCGATCATCCGCCGCGACTACTGGAACAACTGGGAAGAGGAGAAATACCCTGATTTGGATTACATCCTAGCCTCGGTAGATACAGCCTATACAGAAAAGCAGGAGAATGACGCTTCTGCGCTCACGATCTGGGGCATGTTCCGGGACGCCAACCAGAACCCCAAGATCATCATGCTCTATGCTTGGCAGGAGAAACTTGAAATCCACAAGCTGGTTCAAAGGATTATCGATACATGCACGGTGGACAATAGACCCATTACGCATCCCAGATTTCAGGTAGATAAGCTGCTTATAGAGGCCAAGGCTTCTGGCTTGTCAGTAAGTCAGGAAATCAGGCGTATAATCGGCTTCAACGGCCTCTTCGGTATCGATCTGATCAACCCGACCAAGCAGGGAGACAAAGTGGCCAGAGCACATAGCGTATTGCATCTGTTCAGCGACGGAATGGTTTATGCCCCTATTCGTAAGTGGTCAGATGAAGTCGTCAACCAGTGTGCCGTCTTCCCCAAGGGTTCCAAGGACGATCTTGTGGACTCGACCACGATGGCGCTGCGATATCTGCGAGACAACGGCTTTGCCCTGAGGAGGGAAGAGGCCGAATTCGACCATGACGAGGAGTTACGTTATAAGTCGAGACTTGAACCGCTTTATCCGGTCTAGGGGCTTAAATGGCGCGAGATGTGAACACCGGCTCGATCCGTCTGCTTGATCCGGAGCGGCCAAACCCGTTTTCCGCGCCTTCCGTGATCGATCTTGGCGGCGGGGATGCTGCCAGCAACACCACGATGGAAAACGGCACTGCCAAGATCGAGAACCCTGACGGTAGCCTGACCATTGATTTTGCTCCTAAAAAAGCCTCCAAGACGGGTGGGGACTGGCTCGATAATCTGGCCGAGCAGATCGAGGAGGGCGAGTTATCCCGCATTGCACAAGAGCTTCTGGACGGTATCGCTCTAGACGACCTGTCCCGCAAGGACTGGCTGGAAACCAGAGCCAGAGGTATCGGGCTACTGGGGCTTAAGCTGAATGAGCCGAAGGGTGAGGCTTCAGCCGAGGGTATATCCACGGTCCAGCATCCTCTTCTATTGGAAGCCACGCTTCGTTTCCAAGCCAATGCCCGTGGCGAACTACTCCCAGCGGCTGGCCCGGTCAAAATTCGTAATGACGCACCGGTAGCCCCGAAAATACCGCCGCCTCCTGCGCCCCCTATGCCCCCTATGCAGCCCCCTCCGCCTCAAATGGGCCACAATGGAGGTCCACCACTACCTCCGGCGGGGACGCCCAGCATGGGAGGGGGACCACCTCCCGGCCTGCCACTGGCACCTAGCGGTGTCTCCGGTGGACCACAGGCTGCTGGCAACCCCCCGCCTCCTATTCCCGGTCCACCAGTTCCAGCACCTATGGGGGGTCCGCCTCCCCAAGCCCCTCCAAATGGGCCTCCTATGGGTGCTGGTCCACCTCCGCCCCCGCCGACAGGCCTTATGGCCCCTCCGAATCCCGTTCTGCCGAATGGCATGACTTCGGAAGCTGACGAATTGGCCGAGGCGCTGGAAACCGACATGAACCACTGGATTACCGCAGTGGCCACGGAATATTATCCTGATACCGACAGGATGCTGTTCTGGGTAGGCTGCGGCGGTCAGGGTATCAAGAAGGTTTACAATTGTCCGCTACGTCGCAGGCCGGTGTCCGAGAGTATCGACGCCGAAGACATTATCGTCTCCAACGCCGAGACAAATCTGGAAAGCTGCGGAAGAATTACCCATCGGATCAAAATGCGCCCCGCTGTCCTGAAGCGCATGCAATTGGTTGGCGCATATCTGGACATTGAAATTCCCAACAACCAGATGAATCTTCCCGATCCGGTCAAAGACAAAAAGCTGGAAATCCAAGGCATCAATCGACAAGTCCAGAAGCCGGGCGACACCGACCACGAAATCTATGAATGCTATTGTGAACTGGACATTGCTGGCCTTGAACACAAGGAGAAGGGCAAGGAAACCGGCCTTCAGCTTCCTTATGTCGTAACTATCCACAAAGAGAGCAGGAAGATTCTGGCGCTGCGTCGTAACTGGCGCAAAGAAGATAAAATGTGCATCGCCAAAGAGTACTTTGTTGATTTTGCGTTTGTGAGAGCTTTGGGTTTCTACGGTATAGGATTGATACATATCCTTGGAAACACCACCAGCGCACTTACCGCTGCGTGGCGCATCCAACTCGACGCCGGAATGTTTTCTTCATTCCCGGGCTTCATCTACGCCAAGCAATTTGGCCGACAATTGACCAATCAGTTCAGGGTGCCCCCCGGTGGTGGCGTGCCTATCGATACTGGCGGCTTGCCAATAGCTCAAGCCGTGATGCCGCTTCCGTACAAAGAGCCGGGTGCTGCCTTCATGCAGCTAACCCAGAACATCGAAACCCTTGGCCAGCGGGTTGGCGGCACCGCCGAGATGAGCATCGGTGAGGGCAAGCAGGACGCCCCGGTTGGAACGACGCTTGCTCTGATCGAGCAGGCTACCGTGATGATGGATGCCGTGCATAAGCGGCTCACGGCCTCGCAAGGCAAGGAATTCCAGCTTCTGAAGGAACGCTTCAAGGAAGACCCGGAAGCATTCTGGCGTCATGATAAAAAGGCGGCTACCAGATGGCGCAAGGAACAATTCCTAGAAGCATTGAACAACAATGACTTTGTTCCAGTCGCTGACCCGAATAATCCGACCAGCATGCACCGCATCGCGAAGGCGGTGGTTATCAAGACGCTCCAACAGGCCGCACCCGATCTGTATGATCCGATTGCGGTCGATACGCGAATTATGCGTATTACAGGCATTGATCCAGAGGGGCTATTCAAGCAGACGCCTACGCCTCCTCCGCCTAATCCATCATTGATTGCGGCCCAAGCTAAACAGCAAGCCAATGAACAGCAGGGTCAACTGCAACAGATGCAGATGATGATGAAGTTTGAGATTGAGAAGATGCAGTCCGCTGACAAGACTGCTGACCGCCAGTCACGCGAGAAGATCGAGGCCTTGAAGATTGTTCTGGAGCGCCTGAAGATTCAGGAAGAGCAGGTTATCCACGGCCAGCAAGTCCAGCAGGATGCACAGGCCGAGGCTATGAAGATGCTGATGGAGCATCATCGTGCTCAAGCTGAAAGCCAGAATGAGATTGCTATCAAGCGGCAGGAGGCCCAACAGGCACTTGCCCTAGAGCATCACAAACACGCCGCCGAGACGCATATGAAAGTTGGCGGTCTGGTTATCGATGCTCACATGGATCAGGCCAAGCACGAACATGAGTTGGAGCTACAGCGCGACAAGCATGAGCGTGAATTGCAGATGAAGGAAGAGCAAGCCGACGCCGAACTTCGCCACAAGCACACGATGGAAGAGCGTGAACTGGTCCACAAGGAGAAGCTGGCCAAGATAGACGCCGATGCCAAGATCAGGGTGGCCAAGGCAACAGCCAAGGCAAAGCCAAAGCCAGCGAGCAAGAAATGACGGCTCTTGCCACCAATCTGGTGCTTTTGAAGGACTTTTTGCCTCCTTTTCAGATTGGGGCTACAGTACGGCTCAAATCTGGCGGCCCAAGGATGACGGTCACCGCTGTAGTGGATGGCCATGTCGAGGCTCAGTGGTTTGAGGCATCTGGGGCGAAACAGAAGATTTACCCGATAGGGGCCTTGGTCCCGGCAGGAAGGAAGCGAAATGGCACTTAATCCGTACAGAGGAAAGATGGAATCCACCGGGGCTGCCAAGATGGGCCACGAAACCGGCTCTGCCAGCAATTACGAGAGCCAGCAGGACAAGGCCATCCGCCGCTACGGTAAGCTGAAGAAAGACGATACCGTTGATCCTCCAGTCAAAATCAACAGTCCGAAAGGCCGATAGCCATGCATCCGTTCAAGGAAAAGGCGCTTCAAACCCATAAGTCCAAGACCGGCAGCATGGGCCATCTCAACAATCTGGACATCCCGGTCATGCGGGCCGTTGGGGAGAATTCCCCCAAGAAGCTCTACTCAAGCTCCACCGGCAACATGCAGAACTCCAAGCAGAGTGACGCATCCGGCTACAAGCGTGGCGGCCATGTCGGCAAACATCGATCCAAGCCAAAAGCCAAGATTGCGATAGTGGCTCCGCCGCCAGACGCTGCGGCCCCTCCGCCTGACGCGGCGCTGGCTGGCGCTGGGGCGGCACCTTCCATGCCGCCGCCCGGTGCTGGCGCTCCTCCGGTCCCCGGACAGCAGCCGATGGCCAAAAAAGGTGGGCGCTTCGCCCGTGGTGGCCGCGCCTATCCAGAACATGGCGGCGCTGCCAATGGCGATGGCCGCCTAGACCTCGCAGCGCTTCAGGCCAAAAAGAAGAAATGATCCATGGAGAGCATGTTTGAGCGCCTGCTGAAGGAACGGCTCGAATTGATGATCGACATGAAGATCGAGGCGATGACCCAGACTGGGCTTGCTACATATGACGAATACAAGCACAGTTTGGGTTACATCGAGGCCTTGAGGCAGACCTTACAGGCCATGGATGAGGTTCAATCAAATATGAGGCAAGAATAAATGTCGGTCACGTCCGCCCGAAAAACCAGCCAACTCGCTACTGCCAAAGACCCGAAACAGGCCTTATTCGACGCTGTAGGCGACTTATCCGGGTATGATATCTTCCATAACCAGATATTGGTCGCGATTTATGTCCGCCCAAATATCACCGCTGGCGGCGTCTGGCGTCCAGACGATAATATCAGGGAAGACGAATATCAGGGAAAAGTTGGATTAGTTGTAAAAGTCGGCCCAACGGCGTTCAGGGATACCGACGACGAAACCTTCGACGGCCAGAACGTCGCCGTGGGTGACTGGGTGGTATTCCGCACCGGAGATGGCTGGCAACTGAATATCCGGGACACCGCCTGTCGTATCCTGACCGACCGGACTGTCCGCATGAGAGTTAAGAACCCGGGAGATATCTTTTGAGCAACGATGGCATGAGCATCGGCGCTAACCGCGTCCGGGAGAGCTTCAACCCCTCCAAGGACAACATGGTGGACAAGATCAAGCGGTATACCGCCGATCTGATCGATCTGTGCTGGGAACTAAACGACAAGGACCCCCGGTTGGCTGCCTTGGCGATGACCGCCTATGAGGAGGCCGCAATGTGGGCCGTCAAGGCGGCGACAACGGAGAAAAAGTGATGCCCCGTCCCCGTCCGCTTCGTACCAATGAAGAGATTTCCGCCGTCCCCCAGAACGAGAGCGTGACCATTGCGCTGGAGCCTGAAGGAACCGTCATTCTCGACAAAGAGGCTGACGAGGCGCTTCGGGCGCAGGAAAAAGAGAAACCTGCGCCTAAAACTCAGGTTCCTCCTGAGGAAGAGGAAGCAACCCTAGACCTCAAGAGACAGCTTGAGGATTTACGGAAAGCCAATGAAGAACAGCAAAAGCGATTTACCCAAGAAGTCCAAGCCCGCCAAGCGGCGGAACAGCGCTCCAACGAAAGGGCGTGGGAAGCTTCCCAGCACAAAATCCGCGCGGAAGACGCTGAATATGACGCTATCCTTAATGCAATCGGTGCCGCCGAGTCTGAGGCCCAAGCTGCTCAACGTGATATCGCGGCTGCTACCGAGGTTACCGACGCCAAAGCGGTAGCTGAAGCCAGCCGCCGCCTAGCCAGAGCCGAGAGCCGTCTTAGCCAACTTGAGGATGGCAAGTTCGCCATCGAGAGGGCCAAGACCGAAGCGGCGGCACGGGCGAAACAAGCCCCGCGCCAGCAGCAGGCCGCCCCCCAGCAAAACATCACGGTGGATCAGTATATCGATTCGATCCCCAACTTGCTGCCAAGCCAACGGGCGTGGCTGAAGTCTCATCCTGACGCCATGACTGACAGCAAAAAGAATATCAGGGTCCAGAGCGCCCATAACGAAGCTGAAGAGCGTGGCCTTCAGGTTGGTTCCACCAAATACTTCCAGTTCTTGGAAGAGAGGCTTGGATACCGAGCCGCCCCAACAGAAGAGGATGATGACGTGGAAGATGCCAATGATCGGAAGGCTGCGGCCCAAGTTTCGGCCCCGCCATCCCGCAGTGCAACAAGCCCATCCACCGGTCGCCAGACTTCGACCCGCATCACCCTGACGCCAGAACAGCGGGAAGCCGCCAGAATGTCCGGCGTGGACGAAATCACCTATGCGAGGAACTTGCAGAAGATGCAGGACCTTAAATCGCAAGGTCTTATCAATTAAGGAGATTTTCCATGGGACGCCCACCGGGAACCAAGAATAAGCCAAAAATGGTCACGGCTGAAGAAAGTGCTGACAAAAATAAGGACGCCAAGCTTTCTGCAAAGACTGTAGGAAAGCCTAAAGTCCAAGCGAAAAAGCCGGTTCGTATCGACTATGACCGGCAGGCCGCCTTGGAAGAAGAAAGTGATATGCTGCATATTCCTAAGGAAATCATTCCTGACGGCATGCGGTATAACTGGAAGACGAAATCCGTCTTTGGCCAAGAGCAGCATCGCCGGTTCGGTCGCTATCAGGCCACTGGCTGGGAGCCGGTACCGGCATCACGTCACCCCGGTTTGTTCACCCCAC